CGGGTGACCGAGTTGTTACCGTCGGGCGAACTGCGTTGGCGATCATGTCTAATCTCGATGGGCCGTCAGAACGGTAAAAGCGAAATCGTGGGCGCGTTGGGTATTTGGGCGTTGCTCCGTAAACCGGGGTCGTACAACGTGGGTGTCGCGTCGACCGCGGAACAGGCACGGCTTGTCTATGACCGTGTGCAACGCGTAATCGCCAGCAACCCTGCGCTGGAGCGTCGCATGAGCAAACTTACTGAAACTCGTGGCATCAAAACATTGGATGGGAGCCGTTATGAAATCAAAGCGTCAAACGCCAACACACTTCAGGGTATTCCTGTCAGCGTGGGCGTCGTTGATGAGGTTCACCTGGTCGATGCTAAAGTCTGGGATGCCCTTGCATCGGGTACTGGTGCTAGGCCAGATACACTTCTTGTCGGAATTACAACCGCCGGCGACGAAAATTCCGAACTCCTAAACCGACTGTACGCAAACGCCGATAAGGGTATCGCTGGGGATCTAGAACGCTTTGGTGCGTGGATTTGGGAGGCGTCGGACGCCACCGTGCCAGACGACGACGACGAGCTGATTGCGCTACTCATGGAGGCTAATCCTGCGTTGCAGGCTGGCCGTATCGACCCGAAGTTGTTGCTCGAGGATGTTCGTGCGTTGCCCACCGACGACATCGTCCGGTACCGCCTAAACAGGTTTATCCAGTCGGGGCAGAAAACGTTCATCCCTGCGGAGTTGTGGCAGAAGTGTGAGCGGCCGTTTGGTGCGGAGATGCCTCGCGGTGATGTGGTGTTTGCGATTGACCGGACACCGGACTGGGCGCATGCGACGGTGGCGGCCGCGGTCAAGGTAGATGATGTGATCTATACCGAGTTGGTGGCGAGCATCAACCGTCCGTCGTTGGAGCAACTTTTGTACATTTGTGGCCAACTGATGGACCATTCACCGAGGGCAATCATCGTTGATGGCTACACGCTTCGAGATTTGTACAAAGAACTGAAACTGCGTGGCTACCCGGCTGAGACCGCCACGCTCGGCGACATCGTCAATGCGTCGTCGATGTTTTATGCGCGTTTGGCGCGTAAGACTCTCCAGCATGGTGGCGACCCTCTGTTGTCGATTCAGGTGCCGAGGACGGTGCGCAAGATGGTCGGTGAGGGGTTTCGGGTGTCGCGTCGTGATTCGGCGGTGGAAATCGACGCAGTCATGGCAACACTTCTGGCCACGTTCGGCGCGGACACTTTGCGCGAACAGACTCTGCAGGTATTCTGATAGGTCTATGGAAAACGACAACATCAACGGCATTCAGGTTCCCATCGACCCGATGGATCTCCTGCAATGTGAATCCTGCCAGTAACCGCTATACTTTAGGTAAGGGCTGAACCTGCCATTGCAGGTGTAGGTACTTACCCGCAGCAGGGAAACTTGCCGCCTTGCAGCACCCCTAGTAGCCGACGGGAAGTCCCATTGGAGCGCACTACTAGGGGTGACTTGCATTAGGGCCGTAAAGGTATCTCGACGTCGTAAGACCCGTAAGGGAACGGCGGCGGACGTGGGTTCGATTCCCACACGGTCCACACGACACGCACATACGCAAACTATTGCGTGTTTTACCTTTCTGGTGTCATACTGGTACCAATGGGATTTCTAGACTTTCTGAACCCGATGCGGCACCTTGATGTCGTTGATTCTTTCGCGCCCGGATTCGAGGAACGCAGTAGCGGAATTGTGCCGCCGCCGCGTTCGGCGACTTCGGGGGTCACAACCAACGACGCCCTGTCGCTGGCTTCCGTCTACCGCTCGGTTTCGCTCATCGCCACGGCGATGAAGCAACTCGGGATTCACGCATACCGTGACGACATCAAAGTGACCCCCACCCCTCTGTGGATCCGTCAACCGGACGCCAAGGTGACCCGTGCCGTGTGGATGGAACAGACGGTGAACTCGCTGGCGCTCGCTGGCAACGCTTACTGGCTGATTGGTCGTAATCCTCGGGGTGAAACGGTCAACCTTGAAGTGTTGAACCCGTTTGACATGATGATTCAGACGGACGACTACGGCAACGCCCAGTATTACCTTTACCGTGGCACGGTCAAGTATGCGCTGACCGACATCCAGCACCTTGCGTTGATGCGTGTGCCGGGGAACGTGTACGGGCTGGGTCCGATTCAGGCCGCGCAGAAAGAACTGCTGAACGCGCGTGACACTCGTGATTATGCGTCGGTGTGGTTTACCGATTCGGGCATCCCGAACGGTGTGTTGAAGTCCGACCAGATGCTGTCACCCGATCAAGCGGCCGCGGCTAAAGATGCTTGGAACTTGACCGCTGGTGCCAAGAACGGTGTGGCCGTTCTCGGTAACGGTCTGAACTATCAGCCAATGTATCTGAACCCTCGTGATTCGATGTTCATTGAGTCGCAGGCGTGGAATGTGCAACAGGTTGCGCGACTGTTCGGCATCCCTGCAAACATGCTTCTGGCGTCGGTTGACGGCAACTCCATGACGTACACGAACATGGAGCAGGAGCAGATGGCGTTTGTGCGCTACACCCTGTCGCAATACATTGTCGAAATTGAGACGGCCCTGTCGCATTTGTCGACGCGCGGCGTTGAGGTCAAGGTCAACGTTGATTCGTTGCTCCGTTCTGACACCCTTACCCGTTACCAAGCCCACCAGATTGCAATTGCATCCGGGTGGATGACCATTGACGAGGTTCGACAGATTGAGGACCTACCAGCCCAAGGAGGTATGCCCGATGGAGATGCGTGAAATGCAGTTCCGCGTCGTCGACAAGGAAAAGCGTGAGGTTGCTGGTATTGCCGTACCTTACGAGACGGTTGACAACGGTGAGATGTTTGCCCGTAACTCGGTGACGCTTGACCCCGAAGCAAAACTGATGTGGCAACACGATCAGCGTGAACCTATCGGCAAAATCGTTGAGGGCCGTCACACCGATGCTGGGTTTGAGATTCGTGCGACCATTAGCGAAACGCAACGCGGTTTGGACGCCATCACTCTGCTCGAGGATGGTGTCATCAACAAGTTTTCGGTGGGATTCGTCATGCGCGATTCCAAGGTCAATGATGACCGCACCCGTGTAGTGACCGACGCATTTGTGCGTGAGGTGTCGCTTGTAAGTTTCCCGTGGTACTCGGACGCATCTGTGACCGAGGTTCGCGAGGAAAACACCGACCCGGAAATCCCGGACTCGGCATCCCCCAAGGAGGAAAAAGTGGAGGAAGTTACCCCCACGGATTCCGGCCTCGCCGAGGTCCGCGAATCCATCCAGATGCTTGAGCGTGAAATCGCTGGCATCAACAAGGTCGAGGCACCTGCCGCGCCCGAGTATCGTTCCGCTGGTGAGTTCCTGAAGGCTCTCGCCGCCAACGACGACAACGCAGTCCGCGCCTACACCGGTGCAACGACCGCCGAGTCCATCACCACCCCGGTCGACTTCGACCTCATCCGCCTCGTCGAAGCGGCGAACCCGCTCGGTTCGGTGTTCGGCCGCGGCGTCACCCCTGCAACGGGCATGACGATCACGTTCGCACAGGTTGACAGCATCACCGACGGTACTGGCGCACAGGCCGCCGAAGGTGACGACCTCGGTTACTACGAGCTGAACCTTGGCACGTCGACCGAGAACATCGTGACTCTCGGAAACTACTCCGAACTGTCGCGTCAGGCGATTGACCGTTCGTCGGTTGACTACCTGAACTCGGTTCTCCGTGGTCAGGCGATTGCCCTCGGAAAGTCGCTTGCGACGCAACTCCGCACCAAGTACCAGGCTGTCTGCGCTTCGCAGGTCACCGCTGGCAACAAGGTCACCCTTGCGAACACGAACTACGACGGATGGGTTGCCGGTCTTGCCGACGCCGCTTCGACGTACTTCCAGCCCAACGGTGTCACCATCGACGCACTCATCGTCGACAAGGCGACGTTCAAGGATCTCATCGCCCTTGACGGAACCCCCGTCATCACCTTTGCTGGTGAGGCGAACGGTGCTGTCGGTTCGGCGAACGTGTCGGGTCTCCGCGGATCCATCGCAGGTATCCCCATCATCGTCGACGCTGGTCTCGACCACGTCAACAAGGACGAGTGCGCGTTCGTTTCGTCGCTGGCTCTCCGCCAGTACACGTCGGGAGCGCTCCGTCTCTCGCAGGAGAACGCGGTCAACCTGTCCGAGGCTTT